GTAAGAGGCCGTGCACGTGGCTCGATCGATGTGGTGGGATGTGAAAGGCACAACCTCGGCCGACTGGACTACAACGTCCCGGCTTTTGGTGCCAAACTTCTCCGCCTCCTTTGGGTCGAAATTTGTGCACGCCACCATGTCGTCACCGTTGCCGATGAACTTGCTAGCGCCGCAGACCTTGGCCTGGCTGTGCCGCGTGAACGTGTTGTCCGCAGTGGTCGAGGCCTGGCCAGAGGTGTTAATGCCCTCCTTGTTGCACCGCCAGATGTCGCCCTTACACTCGCACACATGCTTATAGTTCACATGCGCGAGCACCATCAGGAGCTTCGCAACGACGGGATCTTGGCAGGAGAGGACCCTGCGCTTGGCGTGGTTCAAGTGTGCCTGCTTATCCATGGTAAAGTCCCACATAGAAGCGTCGCACGTCAAGAGGAACTCGTCCTCACCGAACACCTTGTCCATTGCTGCACACAAGTGGATGATGCCCTCGTCGTGGTGTCCCATCCCAGCTGCGGAGTGACATTTCTCTCCGCTCTGGTAATGTTCGATGTCGCGAGCATTCAGAGCCTTGTGAAGCAGCTTCTGCACGAAACAGTCGATGAGCGAGCTCACCCAAATCATGCGGAACCTACCCTGTGCGACCTTCGCAGGAGCGTGAGGCTCACTCTTCACGGTAAGCAGCAGAACGTCCTTCAAGCCACTCTCCACAACCTTCTCAGGCGTGTAGTCAGCGACGGCCTGCTCGTGAATAAGCATCAAAATAACCCGGCACTGAACAATGTCAGCCATAGCAAAAACGAGCTCTGGGTCACGCACCCACTGCTTCTTCGTCAGGTGCCTGTAACGTGCAGAAACCCCTGAAGAGGTGTCAGAGAAAGACGCGGCGAGCTTGTACCAGCCCTCGAATCCACGCTCCATGTATGAGAGCAAAGGGGATGTGTCAAACTCCTTGCAACCGGCGTCAAAGGCATCCGCCCAATCCTCCTCGGTCGCTGGTGGCGACGCAACATTAGCCCTCTCAGCGTGCGCCTTCATCGAGGCCATGATGTTGGCTCTCGTGTTTTCAGGCGTAACCCAATTGTCGTCTTCGCAGCCGAGCTCTTTGAGGAGCTCACGGACTGCGTCGGCACGAGCAGTCGCAGCCTCTGACAGAGGCTTCGTCTTCTGCTTCCTGTCAGGGTTCGTTGCATTCTTCCTGCCATCGACACGGTACTCACCAATCTTTTCAAAGAAAGGCAAGTCGTTCTCGTCGTACATGACGTCGCTGAACGAACCCCAACCGGGCTGGACCACATCCATGTAACCGCGGAACACGCTGAACGCGTCTGTCCCCATGACGTAGTCGTGAACAGCACTAACACCGTGCTGCTCGACCGCGCTAAAGAGCGCTGGTGCAAAGGAGAAGTCCGCGTTGATCACCTGCTTCTTCATGGCAGCCACATCTCCGATAATGGCTAATGAGGCAACGCCAGCGGCGACCACAGCGGCCTTGGCCAGGCAGCTTGGAGGCTCATAAGACTCACCAGGCTCCTGGAACGTCTCGCCGAACGCTTCACAACCGTACTCAAGAGCCGGGGCCCAATTGTCGTAGGTAGTGCTCTCCTCGGAGAGCGCGTCGAAGAACTCCTCTGCTTCCTCAATAAGAGTCACTAAGGTCCTTCCCGTGGGAGGCAAACCAGGGGGCGCCGAGCGCAACCCCT